TAATTTGATCCTTGAGGTCATTAGCCAATTTCTTATCTAACAATGCCTGTGCTTGAAGGAGTTCAGGTGAATCCTGTGAGCCAACTACTACTTTCTTGGTTAGTTTGAGTTTGGCCAATGGATCACTAGCCTGAGTTAAGGAGGAGGCATCTACCTTGCCATCCTTAATCAGGGCTTCCAACAAGTTGGTACGTTGGACTCCCTTGGTCATCATCCCAGTCGAATACAATAACTCAGTGGCTGCCTCGTGAGAGTCGACGAACTCGACTAGGTGCGAGGTGACGAGCATTTCTGCAAAGGATTCCAGAGAGAGCCTGGATAACTCGGAGATTGATCTGGGCTGTTCTCCAGCGGCCCTCCAGAATGCCACTAATGTGGCTAGGTGCCTCATGTCCACTCGTGTGGATAGGGACATTGTCGCAGGACGGGTTGCTAACTGGTCAAGTTTACTCATGAGTTACCTTCTTGTTGAATTCTCTCGTAACACCCAGGACAGAGAACAGTTTCTTTGAAATTCCTATCTTCGAGGGTAGTTAGAGGATACTGTAGAGACTTATAACAGGAGAAACAAATTCTATCATTACGATAGTTGTTTAGCCTAATAAGTATCTGAATTAAGTCTTTATCTGAAATACATTTCATGGTGTCTCCGATTGTTAAGGAATGGTTACTTTCTATATTACATTATGTAACATAGGGATTCAATCACTCTTGGTGATGTGGCCTAATTCTTAGAAATTCAGTTTTAGTTCATTCAATATCTTAACAGCAAAGATATCATTTTCTGTAGCAGTTCTTATTACATCAGATACATCAAACCTATGAGATGTAACTGCCTCATAGTTATTCTCAAGCTTTCCATCTACAATTGTCAAGGTTTCATACTTAAGTAAGTCAAAATGCTCCTTTATGAAGTCCCTAGTAATTCTTCTTATAGTTGGTGTGTCTAGCTCAATATCAGTGTAGTGTGTAATAGAACCTCTTACCTTAGTATTCATACAGTCTCCAATTGATTGAGATAGTGCCCTCGCAGAGGGCCAGAATGGTTAGCATCACTATCCGTGATGTAGCCCTATGGGCTAGAGTCCCTTAGGCTGATGAGCCTGGAGTCCTTCTATAATAGGCTGAAAGATCTCCTGAAGAGACTGCGTGCCGAAGTAAATCAGGAGGGATGCAGCTAATGCTGCTCCGAGTGTCCAGAGGACTCCTAGGCACACAGCCTCAGTAGACAGGGTGCTGAGGGGAGTGTAGGTGTTACGCTTAGTGGAGTGTTTCATAACTAGGCTCCTATGTGATGATTGATTGAGTGTGGCCCTTGCTCGTGCGAGGTGGTAGGATTACTCTTCAGGCTCAAATCCTACTACACTAAGCCCAAGTTCCACCCTAAGCATGAGAAGCTTGTCTGATTCCTCATTGAAGAGTTCAATATCTCCAGTCTTCAGTGCCCTAAATATGCTAAGATCTGTAATCTCTTCAGGAATACTTGCAGCATTTCGGTAATTCCTAACCATGGCCATAGCCCATGATGGTACTTCAGTGGTCGGATTCATAAGTTATCCTAAGGTTGAGGTTGAATAACAGGACCATCCCATAACTCACTCATCTTCAGTGCAGCATCCATAGATGCCATTTCAAACCAGAGAGTTCTCCTCTTGTGAAATTGATGTAACCAGATTTGACCTGAATCATCAAGGGTAATTTCTGCTACTAACTTCCCCTGATGATAGATTTCACGGAGTGTTGTTCCATGATCTACTTTAGCTCTAGCACTCATACTTGACTCCATTGGGTTGAGTGAATGGATAACATTACAACCATTTCATCCATCCATTATACACCCTTATTGAATATTGTCAATATCTAAGCAAATTATTATTTTCTTCTAGCTCAGACTGAGATGATTGGCATAAGTGCCATTGTGTGACAATGTAATGGATGGAATGTATGTGACGCCTGTGACGCATGTCATGCCCAGGGTACAAACGCGCATTGCCCATAATCCATTGGTACATTTAGGTTAAGATGTCAATTGTAATATATGTAATATTAGTTATATATATACTTCTATAAAAATTTTTTTAATGCATTACAAATCATATCTGAAGCGTAAATCAGTAATTGATGTAATGCCCCATGAATACTGGAGATAAATGTACCATTGAAATTGTGCACACACACGCCCCGTGTGACATGCGTGACAAGCACTACATGCAATACAACCATTACGGCATTACATGCCATTGGTGCCAATGCACCTAGGGTGCATATCCTCCTTATTGGATAATCCCTTTGTTCCATAATGTAACATAGGAATAAATCTCCAGGTTCATACCCACTCATCTTCGTTACACTCAGGCTTATTCAGCCGCTTCTTCTCTGGCCACTGCTGCCTCGATCAGTCCATCGTACATTTCTTGCGTAATGAAGCCACTCATCAACAGAGCATCCAACCTTTCAGTCTCACTCAATTTGGCCATATCTGCAGCCACGGCTGCCTTGTGGTCTTCCATCGTGACTGGCTTAGCCGCTTTCTTTGAGAACAGAGCCTGACCGAAGGTCAATTCCTTGGGATAATTTCCTTCAATGAAATCAGACCAATTGGGCCGAATCTGGCCCTGCAACTCCACCTTGTATGCTTTGAGAGCATACTTTTCAAGAAGATCGCGAGGTGCACCCTTAACATCTACCATTACTTCGATATTATGAGAGTTGCCCAACTTCTTCTCATCTTCATTCATACTTACTTTAAACATAATCTTTTCCATTACTTCACCCAGTTCCAATAAAGGTTATCAATTGGAGTGGGCATGAACCCGGAGATTCCTCTTCTCTACTCTAGCTCGGTAACCTATCACCAGTCATGGGTGGGAAGGTCGGCCTGTTATGTCAAGGTGCAATCAGGTCCATCATGGCAGCCTGGAGATGGCCACTAAGGCCATCCTCGAAGAAGAGGGTTCATAACTCCCTCACATGAATAAAGTATAACATATCCATTGCCCGTTGTCAAATCCACATAACCGGATGGCTGGTCACAGCCCAGGGAGGGGAGGGCCAGCGGGGGAAAGTTAGTGGGCGACGCGTTAGAACCCCTTGTTTACATTATGTGCCCACTTTCGATTATGGCACCAATTGGTGTAAGTCTATCTTCTATAGCACTTCGTGCTGCTAAGTCAATAGGATTATGAATTTGCTTTGTTACATAATGTAATGTAGCACGGGCACGATATCTTGGATCGGACGAGCGAAGCGAGCAGACAGAGGCCTATCCCGATTAGCCTCTCTATCTAAATTATCCAATGATATCGGGCCCGAATACTATAGGCCGAACCGCCACGCATGTGCCTCTGGCCTTCCAGGCCACTGATCCTTCCAATCAGACCTTACATGATGAGGATCACATGTGGCAGGATTTGGTGATTAGTCCTTCCTGAAATACCAATTACTTCATTGACAACCTATTGGTTGTCTGGTACACTTTGAAATAATGGGCAGAACTCTGCCCTTTACCAATGAGGTCAGACATGGATGCTATAGTCAATACAGTAAATTACACCACACCACAGGGTGACGTCAAGACCTACACCTACCCACGTGAGAGGTATATGGACTCTTCTCGTAAGGATAAGAGGAAGAAGCGGCAGGATGGGAAGAAGTCTGGATGGCAGATATCGGAGATGTGGGACAATCATCATGAGATTGCCAGGCGTCTAGTACTTGGCCAGTCTAATGGTGATATCGCTGAGGCGATGGGTTGTACTACCCAAACAGTATCTAATGTAAAGAATTCTCCTGTGGTCCAGGATAAGTTGTCCATTATGCGTGCAGCAAGGGATGCTGGAACTATTGACCTTGCTAGGGAGATTGCAGATCTCGCACCCTTGGCCATCCAGCGCATTAAGGAAGTCTTGGAGACTGGTACAGTGATTGGTAAGGAGGCCTCCGCTGCATCCATACTTAAGGAGGCTAATGCCCTCCTTGATAGGGAGATGGGGAAGGCCATTCAGCGTGTCGATTCCAGGAGTGTAACGACTCACCTTACGCCTGAAGACTTGGACCGCATTAAGGCTAGGGCCCAGAAGCTTGCCAATATAGAGGGATAAATCCCTACATTACATAATGTAACATAGGAGCACTATTATGGCTATGATTACTGCAGCAACTGCTGCCGCCACCTCAGTATATACTGTCCGTAGAGATGAGCTTCCTGTAAAGTTTCAAGTCATAGGGGTTCTCACCACCGAAGCTATCTCCGTCTACGAGGTAGACTCTGCAGATGGGGAACATCTTGCCTATGATTCCCTAGGATCTCTGGTACAAATTACAGTTACTAATCCTTCTATCACAGTCTTCGGACCTGGTAAGTTGAAGTTCTCCAAGCCTGAGACTGCCAATGCAGTTGGTCTTGAGAAGGCTTCGGAGTAACTCATGAGAAGGAAGAAGCTCTATATCCCTGTCCACGAGATGTTTGGATCTCCGTATGGTGGAGCGTTTGGGAATACATTCTCAGGTGTTGGGAGTCCCCCTTTCTGGGCCAAGGATTTAGCTGATGGGAATCTTCTTGCTTACTATCGTACTGACATAGTAGACGGCAGACTAATAGCCTACCGCCCAACCGGATCAACCACTCCCCAGGTCAAAGGCAGCTTATTCAGTGTAGCCGTCCCTGAAGATGTGCCCTACACCGGGATTCTCACCAGTGACGTAATCACCGCAGGCGGCACTGCCCCAACCTGTGCGGTAGATGGCACCCTGAGCATGACCGCGAACTTTTGGGATATGTTTATCCATCGTGCCGGAGTGCTCTGGGCGTACCTGCCGGGGATAAATGTCGGCGCTACGTTTGAACTCGACGCGAGCGGGAACGGGCATCATCTCACGTTTACAACCACGACCATTGCTGAGGCTGATGATGGCACCGGCACGAATTACGCCAACGAGCACGGGTTCTCGATGGATGGTGAGTTGAGAAACTATGGTGTTCGCGTTGCAAGATCTGGGTCAGCTTATGCAGATAGTCCTGTTGCTGGGGCCACGTTAGGGCCAGAGTTGTGGGTTGGTACTCCAGTTACCATTACCGCTGGATGGACAGATAATGGCGATGGGACATATACATCGGCAGGTGCAAATGGGATCATGGAAGTAACGGCCAACTTGTCTGAGTTGGGCGCAAGGTATCAAACAGGAGTAGAGGTAGTTTCCCGGACTTCGGGCGGTGTATCCTTTCCATTTTACCGGGGGTTTGCAGCAATAGGTTATCATGTAAATCCCGGCCTTCGTTATTTGGAGACTACAGCCCCCACAAGCAATAAGTTTTGGGTAAGCTCTAATGCTTTTGTTGGTACAATACGAGCCATATCGGCAAAAAAGATAACTACTGTTTACGACGCAAATACCCAGATACCGTTTATCAGCGTAACAGGTGATTCGATAGCTGCCGGGAGCAATGGAACTATTACGTTCAGGCCATATAAATCAAGTGTTACGTCAGGGTTTGGTGGTGATATAGAAGGTGTAATAATGCACCGGATGCAGGCATTAAAAGAAGTTAGCTATGACAACTATGCTTATCCGGGGAAGATGTTTGACTGGGTGGCGGCTACGGGGGTAACGTATACAACAGCCAGCAGATCACCAGTTGTTTGGATTCATTGTGGAATCAATGATATAATTAATGCTCGAACGTGGGCGCAAGTTGAAGCTGATCTGGATACAATAAAAGCCGCTTTGTATCCAGGACAGATATTGTTTATCGACGAAATACCACCGTCAACGAGTCTATCGAACGCAAATGCAGCACTTGTTAGAACGTGGAACAGCAACCTTGCGATATGGTGCGAGGCTAATTCAGCTGTTCTAGTTTTGTGTCATGACGACATGGGGCAGATTCGGCCAGCAACAGGGGCTATTGACGATCTAGCAACTGCATATAGTCTGGACGGCCTACATCTGACTCAGGCTGGTGTAGATAAAATGGCAGAGATATGGGTCGATGCCCTTAATTTCCATTATGGCGCAGAAGCCGACTTTGGAATAGCAGTAGCCTCTGCCCTTCAATATCCCGGCCCCCTCAACGTCTCATCCACCATCACAGCAGGCACCACCTACCCAGCAGTCACCATCAAGGCTCCCCTCGGCCCGGAGTTTCAGGCCATCCCCGAGTGGACCGGGGAGACTGCTGTGGATTTGAGTACATTTCCAGGAAGTGCACATACAAGGGTAGGTCCCAATGGTACGATGATCTATGGTCCTGAGATGAATGCTGCTAAAATTGCACAGGTGGATGCTTGTTTAGGAGCATAGTTCTCCTACATTACATAATGTAACATAGAAAATCCAACCGAGGTGAAAGATGGCAACTTACAATAAATTTCAGGACTTCGTAGAGCAGCTAGCTAAGGGCAAGCATGACTTCTCAGCCCACACCTTCAAGGTGGCCCTGACTAACACCCTTCCAGTCAACACTCAAACTTCGTTTGATGCAGTCACCAATCATGCTGCACCGGCTGCAGCTAATGGATATGCTGCTGGTGGGTCAGCCACTACGGTTACCACATCTGAAGCTAGTGGTACGATGACCATTTCCGGTACCCAAGTAGTATTTACTGCCACGCCTGGCGGGATTGGCCCATTCCGCTACGCTGTCCTCTATAACGATAGTGCCACCAGCCCTGCTGATGCCCTGATTGCTTGGTGGGACTATGGCTCTTCCATCACGTTGAATGACACTGAGACCTTTACCGTCAAGTTCAATAATGCATCTCCTGGCACCATTATGACTGTGGCCTAACACCGTGGCTGAGCCTCTTGTAGATATATTGGGAGATGTAGTTACTGACTACAGTGTTGATCCCATTACTACCCTCACAGACTATGTGATGGATGCATCTCTTAGGGCATTCCTCACCAGTGGGATAAGTGCTTCGATGTTTAAGCCAGGAGTGGCTTACTCTTTGGTGGCATCTTCAGGAGTTGAAAGTATTACTGGTCTTCCTATGACGATTGTCAGGAGGTACATCCCAGGTAACCCTGTTGCAGAATTCACCATCACTGGAAATGCTGCTGAGATGTTAGCAGTGGGAGTTACCCCCCTCCTTCTCTATGCAAACCCAGGTGAAATTAGTATTGAAGGATTCCTAATCTCCTCGGAAGCAGTTCGACTACTAATTCTGGAAACAGAGTCTCACAATACTTCTGGACTTAGCACAGTTCTTATTAAAAATGCTACCCTTCTGGCAGAGACTGGAGTAATTGAGATTACTGGTACTGTTTTGGCAGCAAGCGGTACTGCTTTCATGGAAGCTTTCGGAGCTTATGTGGAAGTGGTAGGATCTGCTGCTGATCTAACACTCACTAGTGTATGGGATCTCTTTGCAGCCCCAGGCTCCTTTACCACTGAGGGTGCTGATATAAGTATAGTTTGGCCTTTGGAGTTGAATGCCCTTAGTGGAACTTATGTGGTGAGTGGATCTCTGATGTACACCCTCAGAACCCCTCAAATTCCTCAAAGTAATCGTCACCATTTGAAAGATGTTTCACCCAAGCGCAATATTAAGGTACTTGATTCAGGCCGTAAGGTTAAAGATGTTACCCCCCTTAGAATGCTGGAGCTAGTATGACAGCTATAACTATATATCTCAATAGGAATGATCCTAAGGATATCCAAATTAAGGATCCTGATGGAGCTGTAGATCTTACTCCAATTACTCGAGTGGATTTAATTAAAGAAGGTTGTAGTCTAATCATCTCCTCATCGACTCCGGAGGAGTCAGGAATGTTTGATTGGAGTGGTGGGAATGGAATTCTGGAGTTAGATCTTGGGGCCTTAGACATTGAGCCTGGAACTTATACTTTCACTCTGATGCTCTACTCGGCTGAGTGGCCCTTAGGTATTCCATGGAACAAGTTGACCATATCCTTCGTGGATATTTGTCCCTTAGTGTGAATTCCTACATTACATTATGTAACATAGAAGATTGGAGTTAGCCATGGTTAGATCTCTCGTTACTCTCCTCATATGTCTATTGCCAGCTGTAGGCTGGAGTGCTCCTCAGTACTCTTACCCTGCTAAGGCAGCCCCTGTAGCCGGGGACAAGGTCCTCATCGTGGACTCTCAGGATAGTTGGAGGACGAAGAATGTCCCTTACTCCACCTTCATCGCAGGATTCATGAGTTACCCTGAGGCAGGTATTCCCAATAGTACTGGAAGTGCTTGGGGGACCAGCTACTCTCCATCATTCACAGGGACCACATACACTGGAACTAACTTCATTACTGCAATCCAGACTCTTCTCACTCTTGAGGATGGAGCCACTAGTGTAAACATTTCTACTTTTGGCCTAACCTTTCTCGATGATACTGATGCCTCCTCAGTGCGGACCACCGTAGGTGCAGCCAGTCGGAAGAAGACCTTCCAGCAGAGGTTCCTTTCCACTTCGACTCTTGTAGCTACAGTGGGTGCCAAGACTAAGACTCCTGTAGAGATAGATTATACCACTGCTGATATTGGATGTAATGCCTCAGACACTCTAGGAATTTCGGTGAAGACCTCTTCCTCCATTAACGGCACCTATTCGGAGGTAGGCACGTTGAGTCTGTCAGGAGCTAGTGTAGCTAGTGCAGTAGACATTTCCTCCTGGACCAATACTGTTGCAGGATCTTATGTAAGGATTGACCTCACAGGATCTCCTGGTGCAGCCATAGATTGTACTGTAGTGCTTGAGGGGATGGAGCTCTGAGATGATTCCTGACCTCCCTAATGAAGAGTGGTCTCCTATTAAGAAGATAGGGTGTGAAGGACTACTTATATCCACCATGGGAAGGGTGAAATCAGTTAGGAGGAAGAAGGAGAAGTTAGTTAAGGTGAAGATGCTATCTGGAGGAAAGAATAAGAAGGCTTTCCTCATTGCATACAATAGAAGTTGTTACATTCAAGTTCATATGGAAGTCTTAAGAGCCTTCCGTCCTAATCCTGATGGAGATGTAAGGGCAGTCTTTCTTGACAAGGATCATGGGAATTGTAAACTGGAAAATTTAGTATGGTATGGTAGGGAGTACATGGTAGACAGAGCCATAGAGATGGCCTTCCAAAGTACTAACCCCCTTGCCGAGAGTTTCATAGAGTTCTGGGATGGCAATCCTAATGCCCTGAATGGGTGGTTTGAGGAGCAGAAGGTCAGTGTGAGGAGATTCCTCCGAAGTAGGTTGGATAGCTTCTCAGTACCTTACTACATAGATACTGAGGATCTCTCCCAGGAGGTTATGGTTGCAGTATTTGTCAATCTTCGTAGGGGTATGATAGAGTCCTTGGATGGAGTCCAAAGTTGGGTGTTTGGGATTGCTAAGAACCTCCTTGCTAATGGAATCCGAGACGTGTTGCCCGCCATCTCTATGTATCAGGAAAGTGATGAGGGAGAGTTTAACGTGTTGGACACAAGTGGATGCTGTCACAGGTCAGCAGAACTCCAGGCCATTTACAATGAGAGTAGGTTATGAAACTTATTGGACTTCTCATATGGGCACTCCTATTGGTGATAGCCCATCCCGTACTGGGTGCGAGTATTCATGTTGAGTGGGGATATGAGCCTCAAGAAGCATATCCTATAACTGGCTTTAAACTCTATCAGGAGTGGGAGCCAGTCTGTCAGACTATAGATCCTACTAAGCGTGCAATGGATTGCTATGTGACCTTACCTGCATCCATTATATCTTACACACTTACAGCAACATATGCAGACGGAACTGAAAGTCCTCATTCAAATCGGTACTTGTTTGTGACTATGCGGAAGAGGTTTAGGGGAAGTTCTGGGCAGCTTATCAGATTCAATGTTCAGTAAATAGGTTTCTATATTACATTATGTAACATAGCAAAACACTTTGAGGAGAGTATGAGATGAAAAGGGAACTCTTGGGATTGGCACTATTGGTAATATTAGTGGGATGCTCCAGCACTATTAACTTCGTCAGTATTGATGCAGACAACGGGTCGATGATTGAGGGAGAGCAGTCTACTCCAATCACTCAGGATGCATCAGGTGAGGGGGCGTTTGCTACTCAGGGAGCTGCTGCTGCGCTTGGAGCTCTGTCAGATGTTGTTAGCAAGTACACTCCAGATTTCTCTCAGAAGACTACTAATCCTCCATTGAAGCCTGAGGAAAAGGTTACTCCTCCTGTGGTCCCCACAGTCCCTGAGGTGCCAAATGTTCCAGCAGTCCCAGAGACTCCCATCCCTGAAGACATCGGAGGTCAAGTGCCTGTAACTCCAGAGCCTCCAGTAGTAGTTCCTCCCCTGGAGAGTGAATTCACTAAGAGTTCCACCTATGAGAGTTATGGAGTGAGGAATGGTGGACGCCAAGCTTGGCGTATTCCTAAGAAAGGCCCTGATTTTGGGGATAAGATTAAGATAGTCTTCTCCTCTGGTAAGACATACTACATTTATAATACTTCAAAGAATTGCCGTGGAGATAATCCTAACACCTGTGACATACCATCGGATAAGAATAAAGATGGATTTGTTTTCAAGTCTGGTATAGGACCGAATGGTGAAGGTGATACCAATACTGGAACCTCACATGGTGGAGTCTATCTCCACGCCTCCTATGGGGATGATTCTAAGAGTGTAACCTTCTACTACAATGGTAAGTAATCTCTAGGAGACCTTCATGAGAGTGATCTGTGAACTTAGCCTTACCATGAGTGAGAAGGATGAGAATGGATTATATCATGTGAGGGATAGATATTGTGGGGAAGAGAGTGGGCCTTGCTTCTCATTCGACTGTACTGGCCAGGTTGCAGGGTCGTGCTCTAGGTTTAGAAGGCTGCCTACTGGTGTCAAGGTCTGTGTGGAGAAGAACTAATGAAGTATTGGAAGGGTTATAAGTATGTTGTTGCTGAAGACTTTACAATTCAGACCACTATATACGGATATGATCTTCAAGATAAATTCTTCCATCTTTATACTACTGGTAGACTTGAAGTATTTATGGGGTATGCTTGGGATGGTAACTCAGGCCCCTTCCCAGACATTGATTCCACGATGGAGGCCTCTTGTGTTCATGACATACTCTGTGACCTTGTCAACAGTGGGCGCATTTCTCATGATGAGCAGCCTAAGATAGATCAGCTATACTATGACACTGTGGAGAGGAAAGGTATGTGGGGATGGGTTGCTAGACAGGTAACCTTAGCTATTAGGTTTCATATGTTAAAGAAAGGGACTAAGAAATATAACCGAGTAATCTATGAGGCCTAATTAATGGTAGAAGAAAGCACAGATGTAATCTTTGTTCACCCAGAAGATGAGCACAAATATCAGAAGCGTCGTAACAGTTTAACCGATGATGACTTAGATGGGATATGGGCCATTGTAGATGCAGTCCTTAAGCAACATGCCCATAACACGGAGAATTGTAGATTTGGTGATATTACTCCTGCGGATCTAAAGGCCATGGTAGAAGCCCATAAGAGCTTCAATGCTGCTATGAAGGATTCGAAGACTGTGGTCAGAAGATTCATCATCATAGCTATGTTAGGTGGTGCTACAGGGATTGCCATCTATGGATGGTGGTCCAAGGTTGTTGATACAGTGAAGAAATCTCTGGGAGTCTAAGATGGCTACTGTGGAGAGGATTCAACAATTACTAGATTGTGCATCTCGTATCCAGGAGAGGGATGATGCCGGGGTTATTACTCCCAACGGAATAGATGCTCAGGTAAGGATGAAGGCACTACGTGACTGCTTGAGAATTGCCGAAGAGGAGAGGCGATGCGAACTGTCCATACCTACGGAGTAGACTTCATAGATGATGTAGAGGGCCGTGAGAGCTTCATGTATCATGACGTTGAGGGGAATCCTACTATAGGGATTGGACATCTCCTGACACGGAGTGAACTTACCTCTGGGAAGATTTGCATAGATGAAGAATACATTAAGTATCGCCATGGATTGACTGATGATCAGATGGATAGTCTTCTTAGGCAAGACTTATACTCTGTGGAGTATGCCTTGAATTATCACATTAGAGTACCAGTCTATCAGTATCAATTTGATGCACTAGCCTCATTCACCCTTAACGTAGGAGTTGGAGCTTTTGCAGATTCCACATTGTTGAAGAAGTTAAATGGTGGCCTCTACGCAGATGTGCCCACCCAACTTAGACGATGGATACATATAACAAATAAAGAAGGAGAGCTCGAAGAATGTGTGGGGCTTATAAAGAGAAGAGAGTTAGATATCAAGTTGTGGAACAACAAGTGGAGAATTCGTTATGCAACTTGATGAATTAGATCAGACAGAACTGGATAATATCCTCGTGCAGTGTATGTTAGATGTCAAGTACACTTGCAAGGTAATGTTTCCGGACATATTCTATGCCCCCTTCTCCTCCCTCCATCAGGCAATCTTTGATGGAGTTAATCAGGTGTTCAAGGCTATAGAGGGTGGGCATAAGAGAATAGCCATCGCTGCACCCCGTGGTATAGGGAAGACCTCCATCGCGAGAGCGGTAGTCATGCGGAGCATTCTCTTCCGCCTACAGAGTTTCATAGTCTACCTGAGTAATTCAGCCACTAGTGCTGAGATGCAGACGGAGAATGTTAAGAGGGACTTGATATCCAATCTAAATGTAAGGAAGTTGTTTGGAAGTGTCAAGGAGGCCATCAACCAAGATACCTCCATTGATGAAACCTTCTCCAAGAAGAGTTGGACTGCCTTTGGAGAGACCTTCATACTACCTAGGGGTAGTGGCCAACAGGTTCGTGGACTTAACTGGGCCAATCATCGTCCAGAGTTAGTCATCATTGATGACTTGGAAGATAAGGATGAGATTAGGAGTGAAGAGAATAGGAAGAAGCTGAAGGACTGGTTCTGGTCTGATCTGATGAAGACTGAGGACAGGTATTCTAAGGGTTGTATCTTCATCTATATAGACACTATTAAGCATGAAGACTCTCTTCTGGTGGACTTGCTAGAGTCCCCTGATTGGCTACATATCCAACTATCCATATGTGATGATAACTACAAGAGTCTCGATCAAAATTATATGACCGATGCAGAAATTGCTACTGAGGTGGCAGAGCATCGGAGGTTGGGTACTCTGGACGCATTCTACATGGAGAGGATGAACGTACCTATCTCCAAAGAAGATCGTAACTTTAAGCCTGAGTACTTTAGGTACTTTGAGGATAGGAAGACTGATCTTGTAGTGACTGACTTTAAGAACCCTGAGGAGAAACTCATAGTACGTGCCCGCAACTTGTTGCATGTGACTATAGTAGATCCAGCCAAGACTGTCAAGATTCAAAGTGCTGACTCGGCTATAGTAACAGTGGGGATAGATAGGACTAGTAAGAAGATCTTTGTCAGAGATATTGTCAGTGAGAAATTCTACCCTGATGAGTTGTATAATGAGATGTTTAGGCAAGTCCTTCTCAGATCTTCCTTTATTTTGGGATATGAGGTAACTGGCCTCAACCAGTTCATCATCCAACCAGTAGAGAATGAGTGCAGGGTGAGAGGGATTCATCCCCTCCTCATTGAGCTCCCAGCGAAAGGAAAGAAGGAAGATAGGGTGGCCACACTTAGTCCCCTATATAGGTTAGGTTATATGTATCACAACGTGGCTAATTGTGCTAAGCTTGAGACACAGCTTCTGAGCTTCCCTCGGAGTAAACTGTGGGACGTAATGGATGCACTATCATACGTAAATTACGTGATGGATCACCAAGCTGTGTTCTTTGATCCTGATTCTGACGGTGAGAATATCGACCCTGAGATGGATAAGGATGAAGACTACTCAAGCTTGAGTGACGAAAGTATGATGACAAGTGAAGAGATGGGATTTCTCCTGTAACGTAATTGCTATATTACATAATGTAACAAAGGAATAATATGCCAGCTATCATAATGGGAGAGCCTAGGGGTAGGACGGATTGGGGAACTAAGCAGTCCTTTGACTATGAGTACCCCGACGGGTTGAATCTTAAGCCAGGCTCCCCACTGCATGAGAAAATCAAGGATGAGATCCTCAGGCGAGCTAATGCTAGTGCTAGGATCATGACGGCGAGGCATAAGACTTGGAACTCCATCGACCATACGCTTACAGCGTATATAGCACCGGATGATAAGGAGTTGGCAGTACAGGATGCGGATTATAGGAAGCCTGTTAGTATAGTCTTTCCCTACTCATACACAGTGCTGGAGACTCTGCTGGCTTACTTCACTGCTGCCTTCATTCAGGATCCAATCTTCAGGTATGAGGGAGTAGGACCTTCTGACGTAGTCGGAGCTATCCTTCTAGAGAAGGTGATTGCCCTCCAGTGCATCAAGAATAAGGTAGGATTGAATCTTCATACCATGGCCCGTGACGCATTCGCCTATGGATTTGGAGTCACCACTCCTACATGGGTTACGGAGATGGGGACAGTTAGCACCTTTGAGGATCAGCCTGGATTCCTAGGGTTTGGTACTAAGAAGGTCAAGGTGAGGCAGGAAGGCATAGTGTTTGAGGGGAATGCTCTGGAGAATATCGATCCCTACCTCTATCTTCCAGATGCCAACGTACCTATTCATGCACCACAGGATGGTGAATATGTAGGGTGGGTCTTGCCTACCAATTATATGAATCTTCTATCCAATGAACAGGGTTCGGATGAAGTGTTTAATGTAAGGTATCTTCATGCCTTGACTAATCGAAGGACTTGTATCTTTCCTTCAGATAACTCAGGGAGGGGAACTAAGTCTACTCTCTCTCCTAGGGATAATCTAACTAGTGATGTATCCACAGGTGTGGACGTAATCAAGATGTTCATCAAGCTGATTCCTAAGGACTGGAAGCTTGGCGAGAGTGAGTATCC